ATATATTTTGAATTTTATATTATTTTTTTTATATTAAAAATAAAATAGTAGTATGCCTTGGATAAACGTAAATATAGATTTGGATGAGATTTATGATGATTTAACTACTGGAGAAAAACAGATGCTGGTAGAATGGTTAGATGCCGATGATTTCATCTCATTATCAGATGCAACTAAATTTTCTGGAATTATTAATCCAGATTTTAACGAAGTGTGTAATAAATTAGCTCAGTCTTATTATAAAATGAGCAAAGCTGATGAAGAAACTATTATCAAAATTATGAAAAAATACAACTCATGATAGGAATTATAGCAGGAAATTTTGATGTAATCCATCCCGGTTATATCCATATGTTCACGGAAATGAAACGGCATTGCGATCATGTTTTAGTATTATTACATACAGATCCTACCATAGAACGACCAGAAAAATGTAAACCAATATTATCAGTCGAAGACCGTCTAGACATATTGCATTCATTACGGCAGATAGATGAAGTTCATACATACACTACAGAAGCAGAGTTATATGATTATTTAAAAAATTTATCAGCTGCATTATCATCTAGAAAAACAACTATTAAACGATTTCTAGGCGATGATTATATTGGAAAATCATTTACTGGTGATGATTTAAATATCCCAATACACTATATTAATCGAGATCATGGGTGGTCTACAACTAAATTTAAAAAACAAATAGCAGATGAAGTACAGCGTAGTAGTAACATTTAGTATGGAAGGATTTCACAATTGGCCTGAAGCCAAGGATGTATTTCCAGAAGTTGCATTTTTGTCAGATAGACACCGACACCAATTTGGGTTTCGATGTTATGCTACAGTAACCCATACTGACAGAGATGAAGAATTCATATTAATGCAACGCAGAATTAAAAAACAATTACGAACTAATTTTGGAGGTAATATATTAGAATTTGGTAGAATGAGCTGTGAGGATATTGGAGAATGGATTTTAGATAATAATACTAATCTATACAAAGTAGAAGTATGGGAAGATTGGGAAAATGGAGCAATAGTAGAAAGATGAGAAAATTATTTTATTTTGGCTTAGAGCCACTAAAAGCTAGATACACGTATCAGCTATCAAAAGAATGGATGCCGGCAACATTTGAGCCGTATGCTAATGAATTAGAGTTTATTGATGTAGAAGGAGAGTTTGATCCTGATCAGCAAATTAAAATTGGAGCAGTATTAGATGCAGTCGGTAGAGGTAAATTTGCAATGAGTCAATGTGCTAATTTCTTAGATATGTTGAATCGCGATGAAGTAAAAGATGGAGATATTATATTTCTGCAAGACTATTGGCATCCGGGAATTGAGTCTATATTATATGCAATTGATTTATATGGAATTGATCTTAAGATTTATTCTATGCTACATGCTCAGAGTGTTGATGAATATGATTTTACATATCCGATGAGAAACTGGATGCGTGGCTTTGAGTTAGGTTTAGATAAACGAATGACAGGAATTTTTATTGGGTCTACGGTGCATAAAGAACAATTGAGAGAAGCTGGGTTTACAGCGCCAATACATGTTGTATCATTGCCAATTCATAAACAAGCAACATTATCAAAACTACCAGGATATAATTCTTTGGATAAAAAAGATGTTGTTGTGTACTCATCTAGGCTCGATAAAGAAAAGAATCCATTCTTCATGATGGAAGTAGCAAAAGAGTTTCTAAAACAAAAACCAGACTTTGAATGGCACGTAACCACATCTGGTAAAGAGTTTAGATCCATGCTACCAGGAGCAATTGATGCATTAAATAAACTAGCAGAAGAAGAACCTAGATTTAAATTACTAAATGGTCTGACAAAGGAAGAATATTATACAGAGTTAGCTACATGCAAAATACAATTTAATTCAGCATTGCAAGACTATGTGTCATGGACGGTAATTGAAGCAACAGCATTTGGAGCAGATATTGTATATCCAAATTTTAGATCATTTCCTGAATTTGTAGATAGTGATAGAATGTATAAACCATTTGATGTACAGTCAGCAATCGATACAATACATGATGTATTAGAAAATATCAAAACACATTATGATATTGTTGATACTTCAGACTTGGGCCGCCAAATGGAAGGATATATTATTGCAAATGATTATGATAAAGAAATATGCGTTTGGCATGAAAGAGAATATTGTAAACATTTATTAAAACAGGAACAAAATGGATAGAAAAGAGTTTTTATATATACCATCATTATCTGCAGGATCAATGGTTTCTGCATTTAAAAAGAATACTAAGTTCGAAGATGGGACATCAATGAGGTTTTTCTCAAAAGAGTATCCGGAAAAATGGAGACATCCATACTTTCTAGTAACTGCCGGTCATCATTACAAGAAAATGGACTTTCGTGATCAGTTGGGATTAGACGACGGTACATTTGTATTTGGAGATTCAGGAGGATTCCAGATTGCGACTGGTGCTTTAAAGTGGGATAGCACAATTCGAGAAAAAATATTTCATTGGTTAGAAGCTAATAGTGATGTTGCCGCAAACTTAGATATACCACCCCGAGTTACATTTGAAAATAGATTTCAAGACTCAATGGATATATCATTTGATAATTTTAAATGGTTTGAAAAACATCAAAGTGGAAAGACGAAATTCTTAAATGTTATTCAAGGTACTTTTAGTGAAGAGTATAAAGAATGGTATCATAAGTTTAAAGATTTTGATTTTAAAGGATGGTGTATCGGAGGTCCTAAGAAATTAGTAGACTTCATGTATGTTATTGCTTTAATGCTTCAAGAAAGAGAATTTGAAAAGAGTCATGTAGAATATGTTCACTTACTAGGAATAAGTAAAATATCAGACTTTTTTATATTAGCAACATTACAAGAACTGTTAAATAAATTAACTAATAACAGAATTCAATTGATGAGTGATTCATCATCTCCAGGACAATATCCAGTATTTGGAACATATCTTCATTCTGGTAACTATAAGACACAGACATTCACTGAATTGTATTTCCCAAAAAATGCTGAGTATCGTAGAAAGACTCACGTTAAACAAGGAAAGGATGGTGAGATATCTATAGATAAAACTAAAAAGGTACCGTGTAGTATGGGATGTCCGGCATGTAATGATTTTACATATGAATATCTAGGTGGAAAGACTGATTCTGGATTAGATAGATACTCTCAAGAAGGTATGCCGAGAATGGTAGTTCATAATACGCATTTATATTGTGAAATTGTTAAAGATATTAATAAGTTAACAAATAATCATGTTGAGTTGTTAGAAACAGCAATTCCAAAAGAATTATTCAATGTTATATTGTCATTACACGAAATGTTCGAAGATCCAGACAATGCAATGAATGTATACTCGACATATAAAAAGACATATAAAAAGTTTGGTGGTGATAGTATATCAACTACTGATGTTAAACAATTCAATAAATTTTTTAAATTTTAAATAGGTTATATAATGGAAAAAAGTAAATTACAATCATTTATCAATCGATATTATCTTGCTGGTAATTGCGAAGCGGTAATATTAAAAGAAAATGATAATGGGGTAGGTTGTGAACTTATCGATATGGATCAAACTGTTGTAGGAAAGCTTCAATGGAATACAACTCCTTTTATGAAAGGCGAATTAGGTATTAATCATACCGGATCATTAATAAAAATGTTATCAGCTGTTGGTGAGAATATCAATATTGACGTACAAGATTCTGCAGGTAAAAATTATGCAATGAAAATTAGCGAAGGTAGTACAAAAGCAACTTTTATGTTGGCAGATACAACCGTTATTCCAGCAGTTCCTACAATTAACGCAGAACCACCATATGAAGTAACATTGCCTATTGATGATGCATTTATGAGTAAATTTATCAAAGCAAAAAATGCGTTGCCTGATGCAAAGAATTTTGCAGTACAAGTAATAAACGGAGATATTAAATTTATTATCAATTATTCAACCGTTAATTCAGATAATATTACATTTGAAGTTGGAAAGTCAGATGTTGCAGATTTAGAACCAATTTGTTTCTCTGCAGACAAATTAAAAGAAGTATTGGTAGCAAATAAAGGCGACAAAGGGACAATGCATGTATCGAGCCAAGGATTGTCTAGAATTGATTTTAATGGTGTTGATTTCGAATCTAATTACTGGCTAGTTCAATTACAAAACTAAGTATGGAAGTTAGAGTAATAAATAAATCAGATAATGATTTACCTATCTATGAAACAATAGGTAGTGCTGGATGTGATGTGAGGGCAACTCATAGTGAAATAATCTATCCTGGTAGTAGTGTATTAATTAAAACTGGATTATTTGTAGAAATTCCAATTGGATATGAAATACAAGTACGACCCAGAAGTGGATTAGCATTTAAAAAGAAGTTAACTGTATTAAATAGTCCAGGAACTATAGATGCCGATTATAGGGGTGAAATAGGGGTAATTTTAATTAACCACGGAAAGACATCTGCTACTATAGAAAAGGGAGATAGAATAGGTCAGCTAGTATTAAATAAAGTTGAACAAATAGAATGGAACTCGGTATTAGTATTATCAGACACTGATAGGGGTAAAGGAGGATTTGGTTCAACGGGAAAACAATAAATTATGTTTGGAGTAACAGAAAATACATTATGGGTAGAATCCTTCCGCCCAGATACAATGGATGGGTATATTGGTAATGAGCATATTATCGACAAAGTTAAAATATTTATTAAGAATGGAGATGTTCCGCATTTATTATTCTTTGGACCAGCTGGTACTGGTAAGACTACATTAGCAAAGATTATTGCTAATAGCGTTGAAGCAGATATGATGTATATTAATGCGTCTGATGAAAACTCTGTTGACGCTGTAAGAGATAAGATTAAACGATATGCGTCAACTGTAGGATTTAAACGTTGGAAGATTGTTATATTAGATGAAGCAGACTACTTAACTCCAAATGCTCAAGCAGCTCTTAGAAACTTAATGGAAACATATAGTAAGACTACACGATTTATATTAACATGTAATTATGTAGAAAAGATTATAGATCCAATTCAGAGTAGATGTCAAACATTTGCAATCACACCACCGAATAAAACGGATGTAGCAAAGCGATTGGTTACTGTATTAGATGAAAAAAACGTGTCATATGATGTTCAGGATATTGCAGCAATTATTAATGCGTCATATCCAGATATTCGAAGAGCAATTAATGCAGCTCAAGCATCAGTAGTCGACGGTACATTGCAATTAGACAGAGCAAGTGCTATACAAGCAAACTATATGACTGAAGTATTAGAAATGCTTAAAAATGCTAAAGACAAAAAAGCAACATTTAATAAAGTAAGACAATGTATTGCAGATAGTAAAGTTAAGGACTTTACACCATTATATACATTTTTATATGACAATCTAGACGAGTTTGCTACGGGACATATTGCTGCAATGATATTAATTATCGCAGAAGCTCAATTTAAAGATGCAACTGTAGTGGATAAAGAAATAAACATAATGGCGATGTTTGTTAATATTATGAATGAATTATAAGAGAAGTAGTAATGAATCAACTCAATCCAAATATTAAGCCAACCGATATGCAGCCTGTTATATGCAAAGAGTGCGGAGGAATGTATTTTCGTCAGGTAATGGCAATTAATAAAGTTTCAAAATTCTTAACAGGACAAGACAAAGATACCATGGTACCAGTACCCGTATTCAGATGTGATGACTGTGGTGCTATACCAGAAGAATTTCAACCAGTAAAAATAAAGAAAAATGACAAGTAAATTTAAAATTGGCGATAAAGCTATAAAACCCAAAGGATATGATTTTCCATGTACTATAGTATCAGTGTTTACTACAATTAAGGGAGACATTCGAGTCGTAGGAGAAATGGATGATTTTGGTCTATTACATATATTTAACGAGAATCAATTAGAATTAACAAAATAACTTATATATGGCAGAAAAGATTTTAAAAGGTAACATTACTATTGTGTTTAAGACATCAAATCGTAGCAATGCTCGGGTAAAGATGAAAACATATAAAAAGAAGAGTATTGATGATATTTTAACTGCAAAAAAATTGGTTGGAGTCCCAGAAAATGCTATAATATTAGAAATGGGAATGGGTAGTAATTTTGAAGCACAGTGGAAACAAAAATATAAATTATAATGGCAAGTATATTTGATTTTATAAACGGCATAACTAGCAAAAAGAAAAAGTGGGAAGAATGGTCAGAGACAGATCAGAAGAAGTTTGCTCCATTTATTGTGAATCGTTGGCTATCAATGAGAATGGAGTTAACTGATTTAGTCAATGAACTTCAGTGTTATACTATTGGTCAATTAAAGCCAAGAGATACATATAAACTATATCATGATCTATTACCAAGTAATAAAGCATTTGCTAAATACATAAAAGGTAAAAAGTCTGACAAATATGATGTTAAACTAATACAGCAATTTGCAGAGCATTATCAAGTAAGTAAATCTGAAGTAACTGAATATTTAGAATTATTAGATAAAGACAGTTGTGATCGAATACTTTCATTATATGGATATAATAAAACAGAAAAGAAGAAATTATTGAAAGGAATAAAATGAGTATAAAGGAAATACCATTCACACATACCCAAAAACATTATATCGGCAAAGATAGTCTATATAAATTTGCAACAGAGTGGGAACTCAATGCATATGAATTTGATATTCTTAAACGAATTGTACGTTGTCGACACAAAGGTAACTTTGAACAAGACCTAAATAAAACTAAAGACGTAATTGATATATATCTTAAAGAGTTTAAATAATTAGGTTATTAGCAATATTTTTCTTATATTAATAATAAAAGAAGTAATATGGCAAATCATGTTTATACTAATATTCATATCCGATTCGAAGATGAAAAAGCGTGTCGTAAATTTGAATCTGATATTTTGCAATATGATAAATGGATGAATAGTCCTGATGTAGATGACTCCGTAACTACATATTGGCAACGAATCACAAAACTACAAGATGCGTATTTTAAAATAATATGTCCTGATGTAGAAGAAACAAGAAGCGATTATATTGACAAACTAGGTGCAAAATGGATATCTTTTGAAGATATTGATATCGACGAATTAGAAATTAATTTAAACATAAATTCAGCATGGCATCCGGCACATGGGTTATTTAAAAGAATCTATGATCATGTTTCAAAGATGGATCCAGATGCTAGTCTGCTAATTGATTGGGAAGATGAAGGATTCAATTTTATTGGTGCTGCATCATATAATAAATTCGGTGATGATTGGGATGAATATGAACCAACCGAAGAAGAATTACTATTACTAGATGATGAGAAAGTAGATCGCAGTCATGAATTTTATGAGATGATTAATGATCGAATGTCTGGATTAATAGATTGTGTATTATATAATACTAGTTTCACATTAAATGGATCTGATGAGTAAAGAAAACGTAAATTATATTAGTCCGGTTTATAGATTGGCAGTAAGAGATCCAAAGTCGGTGCCAACTAGAATTTCATATTCACAATGGGCAATGTATGAAAAATGTCCATTGAATTGGAAGTTAGCATATATTGATCGATTAGCACCATTCACGGCATCTATCGATACTGTCTTTGGAACTGCATTTCATGAGACACTGCAACACTTTCTGACGGTTATGTATACTGAGTCTGTAAAGAAAGCAGATGCAATAGATTTACCAGACTTATTAATGGAAAATCTTAAAATTGAATACAGTAAATGTGTTGCTGATCGTAACGGTGAGCATTTTTCGAATCCATTACAATTAGCAGAATATCACGAAGATGGTGTTGCTATATTAGATTGGTTCAAAAAGCGTAGAGGACAATATTTTTCGAGTCGTGATTATGAGTTGCTAGGAATAGAAATGGAATTGTGTACTCCGGCATCTCAAAAGAATTCATCAGTTTATTGGTATGGATTTATGGATTTAGTGTTACGACATAAGCCTACTAATACTA